AGACTGATGGCATTTTTTAAAGAACTGATCGTAAAGATTACCGGGGATTCGAGCGGACTGCAACGGGAAACCCAAAAGGCGCAAGGTGTCATTAGCGGCTTCGAGGGTGGGCTGAAAAAGCTCGGTGCCGGGGTTGCTGCGGCCTTTGCAGTTCGTGAAATAGTCAATTTCGGGAAGGCCAGCGTTGCGGCATTTGATGAGGCTGCAAAATCACAGGCAAAGCTACTGAGCGCGATGAAGGGCAATGAGGAGGCAACTAAGCGACTGGTTGCGATCTCCTCATCCCTGCAATCCAAGTCCCTGTTTGACGATGAGACGATCCAGAACGCTCAGATGTTTTTGGCGACCATGAAATTAACGGAAAGTCAGATTACCCGGATCACTCCGGTAATTATGGACTTTGCAACGAAAATGCGAACCGATTTACAGAGTTCAGCGTCTGTCGTTTCTAAAACCATCGGATCATCTGTAAATGCTTTGGCGCGGTATGGCATAGAGGTAACGGGTGCCGCGGGATCAACCGAGCGTTTTGAATCCGCACTTGCCGGATTAACCAAGCAGGTAGGCGGACTTTCAACCGCTGCAACCGGGGCCGGGGTGTCCGGGTTGACACAAATGAAAAATCTGATCGATGACATTAAAGAAAAAATAGGTCAGATCATCGCCATCCCGCTAAACCCGTTCCTGACCAAGCTGAAAGAGATCGCCGAACTAAGGATGGGAACGACGCAGCGAAACGCTGCATCCGACATTATCAGTGAGGGTCGTGCCATTATTGCCCGGTCTGCATCGATCGAAGAGGGTAAAAAAGCACTTGAGGAATATATCAAAGTTCAGGAAAAAGAGCAGAAAAATCTCGAATGGGAAAAGAAAAGCATTGCCAAAACAACTACACCGTTTAAAGAATTTACATCAAGGCTGTTACCGTCCGGTTTGGTTCAGGGGATGTCGCCTTCCAATAAGGTTGAATACGAAAAATACCTGGCTTCGATCAATGCTCAAATAGATGCCCAAAAGGAACTGAACAAGCTGGCAAGTGATCCGGCTGCCATTGAGAAATTGTATCAGGAAAGCCATGCCAGCTTAGAGGTAACTAAAAACCTGGGTTATTACATTGAACTGAATAAATCCCTTACAACCGAACAATTAACGGCAACCTCGCAGCGGGCCATGCAGATTAAGAGTGAGATCGAAGCGAACCAGAAAATTATTGACCAATACACTAAGGTAGTTGAGGCTGAACGGGACAAATATCAGTATGAAAAATTATCCGAGGAGGATAAACAAAGTAGGTTAGAAAAGACCATAAAAATACTGGAGAAGATCAATAACCTCCAGTATGTTAAGGGTGGTGAAAAGTACAAATTGCCCGGAACGGAAAATCGAAAACTGGCGCCCAATAAAAATCAGGATCTGGTTGGTACGCCCGTAGATATCGACCCGGAGGCCCTTAATTCGTTGACAAAAGCGATAGAACTAACCGATACGCTTAACGATAGTTTACGGGGACTCGGGGATGAACTTTCCAGAGGTGCCGACAACTGGGCTGATTTCGGAAAAATGGCACTTAATGCACTGAAGGGATTAGTCGCCGGGATCATAGCGAAAGGCGTTGCACTTGCAATTACCAACTCGATTGAAGTCTCGTCCGCGCTTGGGCCGTTCGCCGTTGGTATCGGTGCGGCTGCTGGAGGACTGGCAGCCGGCGCATTCTCAACCCTTGTACCATCGTTTGCCGGTGGCGGAATCGTTGACCGGCCCACCATCGCAATGATCGGGGATAATCCGGGCCGCAAGGAAGCGGTCATCCCATCGGAGCTGTGGGATAAAATGGGAGGATCAAATGGAAGTGCTAAACTTGAGGCGTATATTTCGGGCAAACAGATTAAGTTTGTTCTGGATCAGTATAATTCATCTCAGTCACGAATGGGAGGATAATGGCATTCGGGAAACGAGCATATAGCACATTTTATCAACAGGGTACTAATACCCAGATCGATGTCGAGATCCATGAGGACGGGTTCGATCCAGCCGGAGCATTACCAATGCTTCTGTCGAATAACCCCATCTATGAAAGTTTTGGACCGGACGGGGATAAATACAAAATCATTAAGGGACGGGAGGCAACGATCAATATCGTTGTCAAACCCTCGGATGATTACAGTTGGCTCTACACAAACGACGACCGGGAACTGAAGGTTATTATCAAGGAAGGAACCGTTATCGAGTGGACCGGATTTGTTGTAACCGATCAGTATAACGAAGAGCAAAGTCCGGTCAGAACGTTGTCGGTGGTTGCTAACGATCAGCTCGGACTACTCGATACCAAACCCTATACCTTTGGTTATCCGGCAGTTTCTCCGACGGGTTATCAGAAGGCCATTATTGTACTGGCAAATATCTTGTCAAAAACCGGAACGACAAAAACGGGTCTTGATCTACAGATCTATTGCCAGATGAACCTATACGAAACGACGATGAACGTCACGGATGATGACGATCCACTGGACCAGGCATACGTTAATCAGGACTTGTGGATTCACGACGATCTGTCGCCGTATTCTTGCCGGGAGGTTATTGAGGACATCTTAAAGCCGTTTCAGTGCCGGGTACTCCAATCAGCCGGCGTCTGGTGGATTCAGCGAGTACCGGACATGGCCGACAGCTCGATCGATTACCGGATATTCAACCGCGACGGAGTGCAAACGGGTTATTCCAGTCTGAGTCCACAGATCAGCGGACTAACGAAGCTTGCAACCGGATCCCTTCAGTTCACTTCGGGATGGAAACAACGGGATATCGAGGTTGACTACGGATTGAAACCCTCGCTGATCCCATCCTTTGATCTCCCTGACAGCGCGTTTGTCAGCGATACCGAGATCACCGGCTGGACGAATTCCGGGACCATCTGGAGCCGCATACACAGCACAAAGGGTAATGTGATGGCTGCTTATACCAACAGCCGGGAAGCCTTTGATGATTCGTTGTATATCAACGCCGATCCTGTGGCCGTCACGATGGATCATGAGCTGAATCTGACCATCAAGACCGGACGGATCGAGAATGTGATTTTCTCGCTGTACTGTAAAGTCAGGATTTTTATTGTCGATGGAACGGGGACAGCGACAAGCTACTACCATGACGACCAGACTTGGGGTGGCGTAGATGACATCACCGGCATCAACTTTCCCAAAGTGAACACGATTGAAGAACTGGTTGAACAATCCATTACCATCAAAGATATCCCATTTAACGGTAACCTGTGGATACGAATCTATGCTCCCTATCGGGCCGATCTGGCAAGCAATAACGGATGGTTCTATTTCAAGGATATCCAACTGACCGGGAATATTGCAATAGATGCCGGCAGTGACCATATCCAAAGTCAGATTTTTACGGATTATATCTGGGCCGAGACTAATTATATACCGGACGCCGAGACGATCCGTATCTCAGATGGTCTGGAAGATGATAGTTTGATCCCGTTTTATAATGGGTTTATCACTATTGCCGGACTGGTGGGGTCGCGGCTATGGGTTAAAAAATCCCTGATAGGCACAGCGACACCCCTTCCATTGATCTCACACGATTCATCCTGGGGCCAAATAGCGGACTCCTGGTGGTGGCAGTACGAGACGCAGAACAAACGATACGACGGGTCGTTTCTGGGTACAATCCATTTCCACAATACCGTTGTGATCGATACGGTTGTTTACCTGCTGAATGATATTGAGATTGATCTGAAACGCAACCGATTCTCCGGTACGATGATCGAGATCAAACCCGAGACACCCGGAACCGGTGGCGGATCGTTAACCCTCAAGTCGAGAGGGCTGCCATCCGACGCCGGCTCATCCAGTTCCGGTTTAGTTTCTCATCCGGGCGGGGATGATAACCAGTTACAGATCAAATCAGGAGGGGACTTTGAGGGAACGACCGGCATAACCTACGATCCGACTAACGACCGGATTTTAAAAGGTGCGCTCCCAATGATTGAATACCGGGCTAATACCGAGACCGTTGTAGCCGGGACTCATACGATTGTTTTCGGGGTTGGCGATCCGGACCCGTTTATCGCGGGTGATGATCCGGCTGTCCCTCCGTTCTGGGCGGTGGGCACGAATGGAAGAGGTTTTTTGGTAACGCCTACCAACATAACTATTAACGGTTTTGATATAACTGTTTCAATCGGGTGTACTTTTACTTATCTTGCATTTGTAAAACGATGAAAAAAATACTGTTGATATTGCTTTGTGGTTTGGCCTTGCAATTACAGGCACAAGACCCGATTGAAACCCGTGAGTTGTTTGCGGATAGCATACGGTTAAAAAGGCAAACAACTGATTTGGATTCCCTCTTAGGCTATGGCAGCCTGTGGGACAAACTGGATTCCATTCGCTACATGGATCAGAACGGGGTGTCCTATAACCTATTGGCATGGCTCGATTCATTGGACGCACTCGGAAATACCTATCTCAAGCGTAACGGAACCACTCCATTAACCGCCAACTGGGATGCCGGGGCGTTCAAGATCACTGCGGATTATTTGGACTTGGTAACGACCAATCCGATCTTGCACATGGATGCTTCTGCATCGGCTATACTTCAGCTTGACCGGGGATCGGCTAACCGAAATTCAGAACTACAATACCAGACAGCCGGAACGACCGGATGGTATTCAGGGTTGGTGGATAGCGATATTGGGTTAGACGGCTCACAGTTTTTTATCGGACAAAATAATGGAGGTACTGCTGCGCACATAGTGCTGACCACTTCGGGGTTTACAGGGTTTGGAACTTCACCAACTGATTTTTTGGACATTTACAAATCGGCCAACAGCGAAACCACCGTAATGATCCGTAACCCCAATACAGGCGGATTGGCTGCCTCATATCTCAGGGTTTCCTCTGGAACAGGGGATACGGGGCTTGCAGTTGCTGCGATGGGTACAAATTTCACCACAGCAGGGGGATTTGTTCAGGACGGGGGAATTATTTGTGCTGAATCCGATCTATCCGGGGGGTTATCCATTATGACAAGGGCTTCGGCTCCGATACGGTTTTACGTTGCGGGGTATAATACTGAAGTAGCAAGGTTTACCGAAGGCGGAAAGTTCAACGTCAATAATACCGCCAATACGACTTATCAGGCGTATATCAATGGCAGTATTTACGGGACTTCTGTTACAACCCCCGTACTCAAACTTGTTACATCAACACCGGGAACGGTTGGTCAGTTTTGGCAAAAATCCAATGACGATGGTACAGGTCAGTGGGCTGACGTTACGGGCAATTATTATAAAGGTACGGTTGACGGGGATGACGGTGTACCCTCTTGGTCTGCCACTCCATTGATTGATGGAACCGGGACCGAAGGATGGTATGCCGCTTGCTCGGATGCCGGGACTTATGACTACGGTAATCCAAGCGGAAACTCTATAACCCTTGCTGTCGGAGATCAGTTGATCTATCAGGGTGCAGTCTGGAATAAGATACCGGGAGCCGGGTCTTACACGCTTCCGACCGCTGAAGCCGGGGTACTCGGTGGTATCAAAGTTGGTGGAAGTCTTGACATTGCAGCCGGGGTGCTGAACATAGACGATCAGGACTTTGGCCCTATTACTGTAACTGATAACGGTGAAACGTGGACGCTCGATAACTCTGCTGTCACATACAATAAAATCCAGAACGTATCGGATCAATGGCTGATCTTGGGTCGCAAGTCAGCCGGAGCCGGGATCATGGAAGAGATTTCGATGAGTGGAATCGGTAAGGTGCTTGGAGATACTTCTCCTGTTGTAGTGGATTCCTTACTGATACCGCTTCGTTCCTATGATGCTGTTACGTTTCAGAACAGTAAGAGATCGGTCAGTGAAGATAGCTTTCGTGATAAGATCGAAACCGTTACAGCCGGGGGAGTATTGCCGACCGGAACCGAGGGCCAAACGATCTATTCCAATGCCGGGGTTTGGACTGCTACGTCATTATTCAATATTGATGATGTTAATACCCGGTTTGGGTTTGGTGTTACCCCTGCCGTCATTGGCCACTTTTTCGGGGCCACACCCATATTGCGAGTGGAAGCATCCGGTGCATCGCAAGAGGCCGCAATACACCTTGATGCGCACGACAACACCGGAAATGCCGGGTTGTATTTCTCCCGTGCTTCTGATGTGGCTGCCAACTATGCCGCCATTAAATGGAGTGGAGGAACTTCAGGCGACCTGTGTTTTATCGTTGATGGAGTGGAACGTTTTAGAACATACGCATCCGGGACAACTACTTTTTTCGGGGACGTGGGTCTTGGAGCCAGTAGTTTGTCCCTGACCGGATCAATCGCCTCGACCGGATCGAGAGTTTTAAAAGGTTGGTTTACCGACCTTGAGGTTACCAACACCCCAACCATTAACGGTACTTCTATGGCTTCGATCTTTGCCGGAATCGCTCAAACGTTTTATCTCGGTACAACACAGATCGCTATAAACCGTGCTTCAGCAGCACAATCCTTGACCGGGATCACTTCTATTGACGGATCAGCAGCCTCGCTGAAATCTCCTGCCACTACGGGACTGATGTCCGTTACAGGTATGGGAGCCGGAACGACCCGGGCTAAAACGGTACGGGATGCGGATGATACAATATTAGAGTTGGGAGGAAGTTATACACCAACAGGAACTTGGAACTGGGGAACCGCTACGGTTACATGGCCGACATTCAACCAGAATACTACGGGATCGGCAGCAAAGTTAACGACCGCACGGGCGATCTATGGCAACGATTTTGACGGATCGGCTGCCTTGACTCAAATCATTGCATCAACCTACGGAGGGACCGGAAACGGATTTACAAAATTCACAGGTCCGGCAACTTCAGAAAAGACTTTTACCCTACCCAATGCAAACGCTACGCTCGCCCGAACCGATGCCGGACAAACGTTCACGGGGGTGAATACGATGGTGGATTCACTACTCGTTCCAGATGTGACCTATAATTCAGCCACTTATAATAATAGCAATGGGGCTGTGGGAAGAAATGCTTTTCGTGATAAGATGGAGGCCGTTACTGCCAGTAAATTCATTGTACAAGGAACTTCAAACAGTCATTTGTCCGGGGCACAATTTCTGGGTTCCCTCGCATCGGGTATCGTTACCAATACCACGACAAGCGGTATCCTATCGGTCATTCCAAATAGTTCAGCTAATTGGGATGCCGGATATAACGACAAGATCAATTCAGTCGGATTTGCAACTGCAACCGGGATATTAACCCTCAATCAGCAGGATTCCGGAATGGTAACGGTGGACCTGGATGGTCGCTACTTGACTACATCATCGGCTTATCAACCACTGTTTCCTAACGTGGTTAATGATATAACCCTTGCAAACCAGTACAATAAGGTGTTCAGTAAGCCAGCACAGGAATTTGAAATCGTCACTGGACCTGAACGGCCTCACGCATCATTAATTGTTGATGATTATTATTTCGTTCTTGACCGGGAGTATCCGGCTCTTCTGATGCGCTTTGACCCTGATGATCTGGCGTCCGGTGCGTCAACCGTAACATTTCCGACTGCTACGCCATACGGTGCGCCCGAACAAATGATCTATCTTCCATCTAAGGGAATGATCTATATTTATTTTGCCCGTGCAGGATCTATTGCAATTGTGGAGGTTAATCCGTCAACAATGGCATATTCGACCGTTATTGCCTATAATACACCATCGGCTGCCGGGGCCGGTCCAATGGTATCAGACGGAACTTATCTGTATTTTACATCCAATGCGGGGGCCGGGTATGCTTATGCAGACAGCTTGTACCAATATCGGCTATCCGATTGGGTGCAAACGGCTAAGATAAAAGTTACCGGATCAGCAACGGATTACCCGCATGCTATGGCGTATGACGGTAATTCGCTATTCATCACAACAACATCATTCGATGTTGCCTCGCTCAACAAAGTTTACAAGGTTGATCTTCCGGCCTTTACTCTGAGTGTGACAAGTCTTCCGATCTATTCTACCATGTCGGACGATATGGTTGTAACCGGAAGTAAGCTATACATTGGGAAAGAAGACAGCGACGGGCACATTATGGTTATAGACAAATCCGGTAGTCCGTTCACGAAAGACAGTATCTATACCGGGATATCAGCACCTTGCTATGGAGTATTTTTCGATGGAAACCAGATTTGGGCCACGATGGGAAGCACACCTGGCGGACTGGCCCGGATCAATCCACAAACCCGTGAGGTGGCTTATATGTATTTCGGTACGGGGTATGACCTTGCCAATGAAATTGCGTTTCACGGAGGTAGAATGTTTATTACTTTCTATCAGCCCGATTTTGGGATTGGAAGGATCTGTTTGCCGGACATGATATCAGTCGCTCATGGTGCGTTGACTAACCCAATGACTACTTCACAGGATATGATTGTCGGAGGAGCATCGGGCGTGCCTACTCGTCTGGCAAAAGGTGCAGACGGGTCTATACTGGGAATCACAGCCGGGACGGTCGGGTGGGTTGCAGGCGGTGGTAGCATGGTCTATCCGGGTGCGGGGATTCCGATCTCGACGGGGATCGCTTGGGCTGCTTCGATAACCAACAATTCGGCCAACTGGAATACGGCATACAGTTGGGGTAATCATGCTTCAGCCGGGTATGCGCTGACAACAGGGAAACTAAGCCAGTTTGCTTCAACCTCATCGGCAGAACTGGCCGGGGTGCTTTCTGATGAAACCGGAACGGGGCTGTCGGTATTTGCAACTTCACCTACTTTTACGACCGGGATCAGTTTAGCCAGTACGGGGATTGCTTCATTTAATACTGATGATCTTCAGCTTTACGGAAATGGAGAAGGATTCATTTCAAGCAAAGAAAACAATGTGGCTATCGGAGTTAAAGACGGTGGCGGGGATTTTGAATATGTGATGAAGGCAAATTATAATGCCGGGAATAGTGCTTTTGAGGCCAATTACAACGGAACCAAAAAAATTGAGACAACCTCAAACGGTTTTAAGGTTGGATCTGGTGCGGATATAACTCGGTTTGCAGCGAGTACGGGAACCCCTGATTGGACAAGTGATACCGAAGTCCCAACAAATAAGGCTGTAGCAACAAAGGTTTCCACTGAAATATCTGCCTATATGGGAGCTGCGCAAATATATTCTCAAAAGGTTCAGTTATCAGCGGCACAGGTTGACGCACTTTCAACCACTCCGGTAAAATTAATAGATGCCCCAGGATCAACGAAGATGATTTTTGTTCTCTCTGTTGTCGGTATTTTGGATTATAATTCAGATGCGTATGATGGTGGAGGGAAATTACAGGTATATACCCATACTGCGGAAGGTATGGTGTATGAATCAAATAACGATTTTTATAAACGGGCCGATGATGTGGCCCAGCCATTTATAGCAGTCGTTCCATCCGGAAGTGATAAATTGTATTTAGACAATGAGCAAATCTATATAACCGCTTCGTCTGATATTTCAGGTGGAAATAGCCCAATTAATATCCACATAACCTATTTGATTTGGAATTTATTATTTTAACCTCACAAAATAACACCAATGAAACACACACTCATCACCCTCATCATGCTCATCGGCCTCTCCTGCATGGGACAAACCATAACGGTTGATAGTATCAGCCGGGATTCGGTTAAGCGGTACTACTGCAAGGTAGTCATACCGGACACCCTTTCGATCAGCATTACCATTCCTGAACTCCAATCCATCCTGAAGGACAACGAAGAGTCTATGAATTTTGCGAATGAAACCGTCAAGGCCCAATACCTCTATTATCGGGGTATGCTGCAAGAGGTAAACTCCAGGAAAAAAGCTGAAGAGGTAATCCGGGCCAATCAGCAGGTCCTACAAAAACTCGTCAACGAACGGGCCTTACTGCTGAAGATAAACGAAACCCTTAAAACAAAATAATCAGATGCCTCCAAAAATGACCCCAAAAACAGCCCATCACAAGGAATTGGATGAGGCTGCTGCCACAGCGGTAAAAGTAATTTCGGACGCCTCCCTGGTAGCTGCTAAGAAGATTGCAGACGCAGCAGAAGAGGCCCATAAAGTAGTTGCCGATGCCGCTGCTACATCCGTCAAAGTCCTGCACCTAAAAAGTGCCGATGACCACGACCTGCTGATTGAACTCAAGACAAGGATGGAGGGATTGAAGGGGGATATCAAGGACATCAAGGATGGTACAACAAAACGGATAGCAGACTTGGAGCAAAACAAGGCAGACCGGATTGATTTCGATCGATTAGAAACAGAGGTACACGGGAAGATAGAGGATCGGTTACGGAAACTGGAAAATGCTTCTAATAAGAATTGGATCTACCTGACCCTATATACCTTGCTTACTGGTGCACTGGCCACATTGCTAATAACACACCTTACATGATATGGCAACAACATTTAAAAAAGAGAATCAAGGCAAGCCGACACCTCCATTTTGGAAGACTATTGGTAAAATATTGGTTTGGTCTATGCCGGTTGTAACGGCTGTAATTATGGTTACCCCGCTACCTCCAGCGTGGAAAACAGTTGTAACAGTCGGCGCAAACGCATTACTCGCACTTGGGAAGGAGTTGACAACCTATACATTCAATCCTAAGAAAGTGCCGATTACGTACTTTCCGCAGCCTGAAATACCAGAGCAGCCGACAACGAAGGACGTGACAGAGGAGGTTGAGAAGATTGCGGAAGTCAAGGCTGTTGCTGAAGAGAAATTAAAAGAAGATATCTCTAAATAAATTCACCTTTAAAATTCACACAAAATGACTGAAGAAATTGGAACTGCAAGTATTGAAACCGTAACGGGTTTCTTTTGCGGAATTGGGGTTGAAACCGAATCAGCCCTTGCCGATGGTAGATTTAATATCCCGGCTGATTTGTTTCGGTATGTGGATGATCTGCTGAAACTCCCCGGAGTTGTCAAAGCACTGTCAAAAATTCCGGCTGAGTTTGAGGACTTGACCGAGGATGAACGTGAATCAATTATTGAGTTCATTCAGGAAAAACTGAACCTTCCGCAATCTGATGTTAAGGCTGTGGCTGTGGCTGCATTCAAAATGGTGCTTTCCACTTCGCAGGTTTATGCAGCCGGTAAGGAATTGGTTGCTGCTATCAAGGCCCTGAAACATCCGGAGCTGGTCTGATGGTAACGAGTAAGCGCTGCCTTGAGAAGTACGGGCATCCGTCAAAGGATAATCCCTGGATGACGCTGTGGGACGTTCCGACCGAACTTGAAATCGGGGCAATCCCGAAACGGATCTATTGTAACAAGGATCTGATTGATCCGTTGAAAAGCGCATTTATCAACCTGATTAGTCGGGGTTACGCTGAATCGGAACTCCTGACCTGGGACGGGTGTTTTAACGTCCGCCTGACCACTTCAGGGACTTCGTGGAGCCTTCATTCGTGGGGTATCGCTGTTGACGTTAATGCCTTTGAAAACGGGTTTAACAAGCCTCCAAAATTATCATCTGGATTTGTGGAATGTTTCACCGATGCAGGATTCAACTGGGGCGGAAAATTTACCCGGCCCGATGGTATGCACTTTGAACTTGCACAAATTTAGAGTGGTGATTTGTGGAGGGTGAAAAGGGGGCCGGAGCGATCCGGCCCTTCTTTTTTGGTCCGGACCGGATAAAAATAATCTATAAAATAGTTTAAAAAACTTTCAAAAGTGCTTGTTTTGTAAAATTATTGTTTATCTTTGGTGCGAGAAACTAAAAACTATAAGCATGGAAAATGCAGATTATGTGAGAGTAAAAGAGGTTGACTTTCAAAGGGAGGTAATCTCATCATTAAGACGTATGCCGCAACGGATCTTTGCTGATATTCAGGTTCATCACGGACTTCAAGCTGATGACTTTCTGAAACAGGAAATGACTACTCAGATTATCGGGTATATTTATACAAATCTTGCAGACGAAAGAGATTTGACGTTTTATTGTGAAAGACCGTCTTTTCTGGATTGGCTGTTAAGAAGGAGAAAGGTCGCTACGTTTAAGTTTAAAGCAAAAGACCTGTTGTTGAATCCGCCAAAAATCACACAGCCAACCATTAGGATTTATACCATCGATGAATAATTTTTCTACGGCTTTCCTATCGGCCTGACGGGGGATAACTAAAAACTACTATAGAATGCCACACTTTAAAGAGTTATTAGATCCTAACTTCCTGTCTAACATCGACTTCATTAACGACAAGATGAAATATGACAAGAAGCTGGCAACCATCGAATCCGTACAACGTGAAACCACGCACAACGGAAAAGGTGGGGATGAAACCGTAACGACCCTGCATTTTAAGGAATGCAAGCCGTTGATACTAAGTAACCGGAATTTCAAAACGATACTCCGGTCAACCAAGCTGGTCAACACGGACCAATGGAAGGGTATCGTTATTGAATTGACGATACTGGAAAACGTCAAAGCGTTTGGTCAGCTATGGGACGTTGTACGGATTGGTAGGGTTACTCCACCCGCTACATCAAAGCCCGTTGACTACACGAACCAGATCGCCACGCTGCGGGGCTGCACGACCCTCGAAAACTTGCAATTTGAATATACCGCACTGGACCGGACCGCACAGGCCGCATTGGTTAAGGTCAAGGATGAGATGAAAAAGAAGCTGACACCCGGTAACGAACTTCAAATGCTACCGGAATGAACATACAATATTGTGAGCAACGCAGTGAAGAGTGGTGCCGGCTACGGGCCGGTTCCATCGGTGGCGTCAGATTCAGTCAGGTCTTGTCGGGCCGTAAAAACCGGCTTATATATGACCTGCTGAACGAATCCCTGAACGGGTACGCTGAACTGGATGACTTTATCAATGATGAGATGCAGTTCGGGATCGACAGCGAACCCGAAGCGACCCGCTTATACACCGAGCAGTCCGGCATTGAGTTCGAAGAGATCGGGCTGATCCTGTCCGAGCAATCCCGGATTCATCACGCATCACCGGATCGGATCAACCTGGCGCGGGGTATCGCACTGGAGATCAAATCGACACAGAACGGGGCGATCCATATCCAGCGGTTCATCGAAGGACCGGAATCCTCGCACATAGGTCAGATTCAGAACTATTTTGCCGTGTCGGATGAGATCAAAGAGGTTCACTGGTTGTCGTACTGTCCGAGCCGACCCGAGCGGCCACTGGTCGTAAAGATTTTCCGTCGCGATGAGTTCTTGAACGAAATCTTTGCAGGCCGTGAGAAGATTCAGCAGATCGAAAAACAAATGGAAGAGATCAAAAACAAATTCATATTTTAATCATGGACACACAAATCACAAAAATTGAAGTCGGACAACTCGAAGAGGTTGTCAAAAACTCCGGCCTTGCTATTCAGGAAGGCGAGGAGATTAAGCAAAGTTATCAACCCTATCTGGTTCAACTGGCCGAGATTCAGGGTCAGGCCGGTAAGATCAATTTTGAAACGCCAACCAGTACCGATGAAATGATCGCACGGGATTTGCGGCTTAAAACCGTTAAGATCCGGACCAGTGCGAGCGATCTGAAGGACACCCGGAAGCGAACCTACCTGCTTCGCGGAAACTTGGAGCAGGCTGCATACAACCTGATTGCGGCCTCCCGTAAGCTGACCGAGGACGTTTTTAACAACGTCGAAAAGGCCCGCGAGATTGCCGAGGCTAAACGACAGTCTGAACTGAAAACAATCCGGGATGCAGAGGTATTACCCGTTGCTGAATTTATCCCGTTTGGTCTGGATTTGGGAAAGATGACAGAAGAGGATTATCAGAAGCTGCTATCCGGTGCAAAGATGCAGTTCAAAGCCAAACAGGACGCGGAGACTAAGGCTGAAGAAGAACGCCGACAGGCTGAACTGGCCCGGTTGGCTGAAGAGAAACGAATCCGGGATGAGAATGAACGGCTGAAAAAAGAGGCTGAAGAAAAAGAAAGGCAACTGGAAGAAGAACGAAAGGAAGCAGAGAGAAGGCAATTCGAGATAAATGAAGCCTTCCGGATCGAACGGGAAAAGGCCGAGAAAGAGAAAAAAGAAGCTGAAGAAAAAGCCCGGATCGAAAAAGAGGAGGCTGATAAAATCCTGAAGGCTGAGCAAGAAGAAAAGGCCAGACTATTGGCCGAAATCGAACGGAAAAGGATTGCAGAAGAAAAGGCAAGGAAAGAGGCCGAAGAAAAAGAAAAGGATGAGCAAAAGAAAAGGGAACTCGCCGAGAAAAAGGCCGCAGCCGCCCCGGACAAACAGAAACTCATTGCACTGGCCGTACAGATTGACGCTATATTATTGCCACAGATGAGTTCACCGGAAGGAATCGCAATTATTGCCAGTACCAAGGTGCTGCTTGAAAAAACAGCTATCTATGTTCGCGATCAGGCCAACAAACTCTAATCCTATGAAACCCATCACAATCCGCATCGGTCAGCATACATACCATCCTACCCCGGTCGGGCGGGATGGCCTGTATGCATGGGAACGAAAGAAACGCAAACAGAATAGTACGAAACCAATTAAATAAAAACGAAAATGGGATTAGACACCACACATGGAGCATGGAATGGATCATATAGTTCATTTCATGCGTGGAGGCAAGAAATTGCAAGAGTTGCAGGATTACCACCACTGGACTTAATGGATGGATTTTATCAAGACAAGGGAGCTGTATCACCTTTTTGCTTATTGGATTATCAATTTCCAATAGGCGATGAGCTTGAAGTTCATAGGATGACAAAAATAAGGGCACAATTTCCGATAAAATGGGAGTGCTTAAAGCCAAACCCTTTATTTATTCTTTTATCTCATTCCGATTGTGATGGTTATATAAATTGGGGCGACTGTAAAAAAATTGCAGATCAACTGACTAAATTACTTGAAAAATTATCAAACAAAGAGGTCGGCGGGCATATTGGAAACTATAAAGAGAAAACAGAAACGTTTATCAAGGGTCTTTTGCTCGCTTATGAGAATAAAGAAAAGTTACTATTCGATTAACTACACGCTAAATAAATTCAAAACAATGGTAAACAAAGCAATTTTATTAGGGCGGGTCGGTAAAGACCCGGAAGTACGGCACCTGGAGGGCGGCACAACGGTCGCCCGGTTCACCCTTGCCACGTCTGAAAAGTACAAAAACAAGTCGGGCGAGATGGTTGAAAATACCGAATGGCATAATATCGTAGCATGGCGGCAACTGGCCGAACTGGCCGAGAAGTACGTTCACAAGGGCGATCAGCTCTATGTCGAAGGGAAAATTACCAACCGAAACTATGAAGATAAGGACGGCAACAAGCGATACACATCCGAGGTGGTTGTAAACGAGATGCGTTTTCTCGGAGGATCGAAACCGACCGCACCGGTTGAACCGTCCTATTCATCCCCCGCCCAGTCCGATCCGGCACAAACCGAACCGATACCGGGAGTGGATCCGGTTGGCGATCCATTGCAGTTCTGATATGACCGCAATCCAAATCCTGAAGCAGCTACATTGTGAGGAGGTCAGGCGTAAACATCCTGGCCTCCCCGATGCGGCGGTTACATCGGCGGATTATACCGACCGCACCGCCAACGGACTGACCAAGTGTGTTGTGAAGTATGTCACCTTGCTTGGTGGGTTCGCCACGCGCGTAACCACTACGGGCCAGATGCGCCCGACCGGGAAAACAGAGGTATCAGCCGGACAGATGAAATGGGTGTACGGAACGACCCGGCGCGGAACGCCTGACATCATGGGCGTTCTGAACGGTAAGCAACTCGCCGTTGAGGTCAAGATCGGTAAGGACCGGCTATCTCCCGCACAAATCGAGGTTGGGAAGCAGATCAACGCGGGCGGTGGGTACTATTTTATAGCCCGCGACTTTGAATCGGTTTACGAGTGGATCAATAACGTAATCATGCAGAACCAATGAAAAACAGAGAAATCAAATTTAGGGCATGGATTAACGGACAGATGGTATATGATGCCGAAAATATCCCCGGTATTTTCTGTGGGGATGATCCGGTTATGCAGTTCGCCGGCCTCAAGGATAAGAACGGGAAAGAGATTTATGAGGGAGATATTTATACACATAACGGTCGTAAATTTCTGATAAAATATAGCGATAATCAATTCGTTCTATTGTCCGTTCAGGTTGATAAAAAAACAAATTGGCGCTCACTTATGGATATTAAGAATATCTCAAAATATATTGATGTTATCGGAAATATCTATAAAAATCCTGAACTGTTATGACCCGCCACACCGCTGACCCTCTCCCCTCCGCATTCGCCGCGCCCGGTATCGGTCTGGACGAGGCCGGAATCATCACACTGATCAGCCACGAATTCGGCCTGACCGGTACCGATTGGGTACGTTCACGTAACCGGACGACGCGGGGCAAGGTCGCACGGCAACTGCTGTATAAGTGCCTGATTGATCACTTAAGTTACAGCCAGCTCGAAGCGGGCGAAGTGACCGGGAACGACCGCGTAACGGCACGGCACGGTAAGAAGGTTATCGAGGATACGTTCTGGGACGATCCGCAATACGGCGAGAAGATCAAGGTTGTTTATTTTCGGTGCGTAGAAATAAAAAGAGGGATTATGGGAGGGATGGTAAAATGATCCCCGCCCGCCCCGTTCCGCTTCTGAAAAATTTTAACCGATCCAGGTACAACGGATCGAAATAAAGAGTAAATTGTAATGTCAAAACACTAATCGATGAAACTTTATATAATCGCACTTGGCAAGGATTTCAAGCGTTCCACCCGGAAGCATGGGAAACCATTGAACGGTAGTAGTGTACCGGACAATCCTAAACCAAGTGCTTTTTTTATTGGAGGACTGGCATGAATGGCTGGGTAAAACTTCATCGAATCATCATGGATTGGGAGTGGTATAACGATCCAAATATGGTTCATCTTTTTTTACACTTGATACTTTCCGCAAACCATAAACCCGTAAAATGGCAGGGTGAAACTATTGAAATTGGTCAGCTCGTAACTGGATTAAACGCGCTTTCTGAAAAAACAGGCATCTCAGTGCAGTCGCTTCGCACTTGTCTAAATCGGCTAAAATCAACAGGCGAAATAACAAGCAGATCAACAAACAAATTTACCATTATAACTGTCTGTAAATATGAATGTTACCAGTCTGAAAATGATGACACCAACAATCAAATTAACAAGCCATCTAACAAACGATCAACAAACAATCAACAAACAATCAACAACAAACAAGAAGATAAGAATGTAAGAAGTAAAGAAGAAGAGGTGAAGAAGGCTTACGCGCCCAATGTTTTTTTAAAGCCATCCGAATTTGAAACATTCAAAAAAAAATATGGATTACGGGCAATCGAATGGATGATCGAAAAACTTTCTGCCTATAAAGAAGCTAACGGAAAAACATATAAGTCAGATTCTGCGGCAATCCGATCATGGGTTGCTGATAAATGGACAAAAGAAATGACTACACCTACGGGAACCATTAAATCAAAAGACCTCGGATTTTAAAATTGTAAATTATGAACATTCAAAACCTATCCTACGAGCTCGGAAAGATCCCGCCCCAGGCAACCGAGCTTGAGGAGGCCGTACTGGGTGCGATGATCCTTGAGTCCGAGTCAATCGACCGGGTCAAGGCGCTGATTCCGCCCGAGGCGTTCTACAAGGAGTCGCACCGGATCATTTGCGAGGCGATCTATGACCTTCATAAACGGATCGATCCGGTCGATACGCTTACCCTCGTCGAAGAGCTGAAACAACGGGGCAAATTGGATCAGGTCGGTGGGCCGTACTTTCTGACGCAGCTGACCGACAAGGTTGCATCGGCGGCTCACGTCGAATATCATGCGAAGGTGGTATTGGAAAAGTATGTCTCGCGCGAGGTGATCCGACTGTCAACAAACGGTCAGGAGCAGGCGTTCCGGTCTGATGTGGATATCATGGAAACGATTGCCGAGGCGCTCAAGAGTCTGGACGGCCTGCTTGAAATGGTTGTCGGTAAGCATAACCGTACACTGGTTGATATTATCACCGACACACTCGACGAGCTGAACCGCCCGAAAGATCAACTGTTTGGCGTACCGACCCCACTAACCACTCTGAATATCCTGACAAACGGATGGCAGCCGGCCGATCTGATTATCCTGGCCGGACGACCCTCGCGCGGAAAGACAGCGTTTGCACTGGCCAACGTACGGACTGCTTGTGAGGCGGGTAAGAACGTCGCGGTGTTCTCGCTCGAAATGAAGGACACGCAGCTCATGAAGCGGCTGATCTACTCACTGGATCGCAGCTATGAAGAGGCGGGCGGGATCATATCGACCTGGAACCTGGATATCTTCGAGAAGGGCGGCATTGGTATTGATTACATTGTTGGCAAATCGCGGCTGCTGAAGCGTACTACCGGACTGGACCTGATTGTTATTGATTACCTCGGACTGATGCGACTACCGAAAGCCGAAAACCGGGCCTATGCGATTGGTGAGGTTACGCGCGCACTCAAAGCGCTGGCTAAGGAACTGAATGTACCCGTTATGTTGCTGGCCCAGTTGAACCGGGATATTGAGAAGCGGGGCAGTCATGCTCACGTCTTGTCGGATCTCCGCGAGTCGGGCGATATCGAGCAGGACGCCGACGTCGTTGTGTTTATCAGCAGGCCCTACATGGATGGTGTCGTGGAGGACCGCGACGGGAACCCAACGGATTACCTGACCGTGATCCAGATCGAGAAGCACCGTAACGGCAAGGCCCCGGTCAAGATCAAGGCGCGCAATAACGAACGGGTCAATTATTACCGGGACTGGGACGAGATACCAGGGGCAGTTCCAACCCATCAACCCGAGGCGTTCTGATCCGGCCCGGGAAAATAATTACAGAAAATGCAAAAATAAGTTGCAAAATGCTTGGAAGTTAAATTATTTGTTTATCTTTGATGAAGAGAAACTAAAAACAAAGATCATGAAAACAAAAAAATTAAAGTACACCATTATCGATGGCGAGATATGGTCTGATGATTGGTTTATTGAAGGTGGCAGATTATATCAATGCCACTCATTTGAGTTTTCCGGGGAGATTATAGACAAATCATCGGTACTACACGATAAGGTTTCGTGTAAAAAAGTCATTATAAATAATTAATATCCGGCTGCCCTACCGGCCATACGGGGAACAAAAGATGAAAAAGATATATTACATTACAGCAGTCATGTTTATTATTGCCGCCATTGCTAATATTATAGTTGTGGCTATTAAAGGTCATGTTAGCTTGTTTACCGGAATATCTGGATGGGCTTGTGCGATTGTTTATTGTATAAATTCCATTCTCTATCTGAACATTTTACGCAACAATGACTCCAATTAAACCCTACCTCACCCGCGCGATTGAACTGATCGAAGCAATCGAGGACACACAGAAACAGGCCGACGAGTGCCGCAGCGTAGCGAAAGTAACCGACATATCGGACTATGCCGAGGTGAACCGGAAACTGGCTGTCGGGTTCGACCGATCCGTTACGCGTCTTAAGGCCCAGCTTGAAACCGTTAAATCAGAAATATTGAAACTATGGCACGAATAAGAATCGATGAGATCCAGGCCGCACATGGCCTATCCGATGCGCAAATGGCCGAGCTGCTTTGGGCCGACTCGAAACCGCACACCCGGCAAGTATTGTTTGGCCGGGCCAAGAAAAAAGGCATGGTGAGCATAAGACTGGATCAGCTTCAGGCTATTCACGACCGATACCCCGATGATCAAATTATCGACTATGAAAAAGAAACTTGAACGAGCCGCCCTGATATTTCTGGCCGTTGCGTGCCTGTATATCACCGTTAAGGCCTGTCACGATCTGAAACAATCAAAAGCACAAACTTATGAAATCCAATATTGAATACCGGGGCATTGACTTTACGGTCAGGTGGGACTACACACCCGGCGAAGATCAGAGCGAAAACGATCCGGGCTGTCAACCGGAGGCTGAAATCATTGAGGTGAAGCACAAAGATACCGACTTCACCCAGTTTATGAGCGAAGACGATATTGTTAAAATCGAACTAATCTTACTGAAATGAAAAAAGACTATTCAACCGGGATTGCCGGAATCTGCTTTGTCGCTATTGTATTGATGATAGTAATCTTAAAACTGTGTTCCTGATGAAACCACTACTACTTTTCCTTTTCCTATCCTTGAGCCTTGCGGGGTTCGGACAAGACTTCCAAATTGGAGGATTTGACAACGATTGCGGAACCTGGGTTAAAGATACCGTAACCGTATCGGATTGGCAAACCGTTGATACAACGAACTATGATCCGTGCGCATCAGCCGAATGGGTTTATACCAACTGGATAACCCCTGTTTCTAATTGGACAATTTTGGTCTATTGTCCTTGTGGATGCGGTTATCCCGATATTCGGGAAAGATACCGGGTAAATCTGCAAGGGATTCGGCAGAAGCAAACAGAACGGACAACCTATCGGTATGTTCCAAAGCTAAAAACGGAATACGAAAAGGTTTGGGATGAGATATATAAGCGAACCAAAGCAGACACCTTACCGATAGCGTCTTTTGGAACAACCCTAACTGATTCCCTGTCTGATTTACTATACTTGCATGATTCTATTGCCAATTTATACATCGGTTCGGGTCTATCATATAACGATCCCGACACATCTAAAGTGATCTTCTTCTGCAAAGAACCAGGCCAGAAGGCCGGATTTGTGACCTATCAACCCGGCTACCTGATTTATCATCCGCTTGGAGGCAAGAAAGAGTACTTCGACCGATATTGGGGACGGATCAAAAAGACTGTTTTATTCACGGTTGAAGATGAAGAGAAATAATCCTCTGAACCGTCTGGTTTGGGAAACTAAAAGGAGGGAGAAATGAAAAAGATACTGATTGAAAGGTGCACAGACTGTCCCAGGATGGGTGTGGTTCCAGAAGAACTAAATGACGCCTGTCATAGGGCGGTTACTTATATTCCTGATGATTGCCCCTTGCCTGATGATCTTCCCGAAAGCAACAATGAATTTGATGCGGATAATGTTGATTTTCGATCCGACAAGGTAGCAAACCATGCTGCTAAAAGGATTGAGAGACTTGAAAAGTTTTTAGCCATACCCGATCTTCCCGAAAGCAAGGGAAGCGATGGCTGGATTCCGGTAACACAGAGATTGCCGGAAGATAATGAAAAGGTATTAACCATAACTGAAGATGGATGGTATCGAATTATGACATACGGAAGTACAGGATGTGGATTCCCATCTCAGGTTACTCATTGGCAACCGCTTCCTGCCGTTCCGCAGGAGAAAGGAGAAAAGTAAAATGGAAATATTAAGCACAAAAATACGAAAAGCCAAAAAAACACATCATTGTAATTTTTGTAATGGCGTTATTACTGTTGGTGAGCAATATGAGGCGCGGGCGATAAAGTTTGATAATGAGTTTTATACATGGAAATCTCATATAAGATGTAGTAAGATTGCCAACAAATTGAATATGTATGATGAATGCGAGGACGGTGTAACGGCAGACGATTTTCAGGAAATTGTTATGCAGGAATACATTAACCTGCAAATAGATAAAGAAAATTATCCGTTTCCTGAATTTCAAGAGATGTTGAATTTTGTCTGTAATCATCATAGAATTGAGGATCAGGAGAAAGGAGACAAATAAAATGGATTGGGAAACTGAAAGAAAACTGAATGACAAGGCAGACAAATGGGAACTGCATAATGTCCAGAATGAAAACAGGCAACTGAAGAATGAAATTTCTGATCTCGAAAAGAAAATAGGAGAATTAAGATCAACCAACAGTCGTCATTACTATGTGATCGAACGTATTATAACAATCCTGTCGGAGCAACCTCAATTATCGGATATAGCAAATCAAATTATAGAATTAAGGTGTAATCTTTAGATCAGGAGAAAGGAGAAACGAAATAATGCCAACTGGAATATCTCAACTAAAAAACGGTAATCGAATAAAGATTACTTGGTTGCCAAAAGTGTATAACTCTTTCGATGGTTCGTATGAACCTAATGCTTATATTGGATGGGAAGGAGTTGTGGAAAACCTATCTCCCAAAGGGTTTGATCTTGTCGGAGATTCAGGTATTCTTCTATGTTATGGAAAATCTAATAAAAAAATGAAGTGGGAATTAATTGAGGATCAGGAGAAAGGAGACAAGTAAAATGGAATTTATACTTGGAATTATATTGTTGGGTGTTTTAATGCTCGGATTTGCAGCACACTTTAATAATAAAAATCGTGATCAGGAGAAAGAACAGCCATGACACCTTCACTAATCACCAAACTTCAGTCGGCCATTAACGACCTCGAAAAGAGGTTGACTGAAATTTCAAACCGGAAGATATTTCAGGCGCACATTGTTGCCTTCTTTGAAAAACGGCCATATAACCCTGAACACTTCAGGGATGTTGACCGGTTAGTTGAAGCAATAAATCCTGATGAGGCAAAGAAAAAGGCTGAAGCTTGGGGTGTTGAATTTTTCAAGAACAAAAATGAAGATCCAACCAGGGTCACAGCATTTATTTACGAAACAATAAAATAGCTATGGAAAAATTAACAGCAGATCAACGAGCAGTATCTTATCTAATTCGGAACAATTTGGGCGATATAATGCTGACAAATAAAGGCGAGGAAAAGTGTTATGCGTCTGATGCAATGGTTGGATTTGCCTCCCAAGAGGTTGCTGCCGAGAAGCAGCGGTGGGTTGAGAAGATTCAGGAAGCGATTGACAAGGATTCATTTAATAGCGCAAAGGAGGTATTGATAAATCCTACTTTACAGAAACTTTTGGAGGGAGAAAAATGCCAACCATAACAAAAAGAATAGATACTAAAGTTGATGTCGAAGTTGATGTCGAAGTTGACTTTTCGGTGTATTGTGGCGAATGCGGAGCAGGAATTTGCAGTGATTCTGATTATGATGAACGCAGGGAAAAATTAACCGTAAGGTGTCCGCATTGTTTTGATGCTTTTGAGAAATTCAGAAAAGAACTTGAAGATGAAATCGAAAGATTAAATGAAAAAATTGAACAACTGGAGGGAGAAAAATGACGGTAGTTAGAATATTCCCAAGAAGGACAAATGCAACACCGAACGATGATAACGTAATCATTGGCCGAAGTCCAAATCTATTTGACCAAGCTGATGAAATTTTAATCTCGGTTGCTTTTGCTTGGGATATTCCGTTTGCAGAAAAACTCTATAATGAATGGAAATATGTAGGAAATATAAAGATTGGGGGCCCAGCATTTAATGAACCGGGTGGAGAATTTGAGCCCGGAATGTTTTTGAAATCCGGAAATACAATTACTTCACGTGGTTGTATTAATAAATGTTGGTTTTGTTCCGTCTGGAAACGGGAGGGTGGGATAAGGGAATTATCAATTAAACCCGGATGGAATGTTATGGATGATAATCTACTTGCTTGTTCAGATATTCACATAAAAGGTGTATTTAATATGCTTAGAAATCAAAAAAACCCTATATCTTTTACCGGAGGATTGGAGGCAAAACTTTTACAGGATTGGCATATTGATTTATTAACTTCAATACGATTGAAGGAATTATTTTGTGCTTATGATACACCGGACGACCTCGAACCCTTGATAGATGCGGGGAAACGGCTAAAGAAAGCTAATATAACTCTTGAAAACAGGAAAGCACGCTGTTATGTCTTAATTGGTTATCCTGGCGATACCGTTCAAAAAGCGGAAAATAGATTATGGCAAACCGTTGATGCTGGTTTTTTCCCCTTTGCCATGTTGTGGAGAAACGAAAAAGGAGAATACAAAAAAGATTGGAAAAAATTTCAGAGAATGTGGGCAAACCCAATAATAACTGCATCAAAATTAAAATCCGTATTATGAAACCCAACAACGAAATACTTGAATCCGTCCTCGGCTGGTCTAAAGGTGACTTAGCCGGATGGACAGATGAGCCTATCATGGTTCCGATCAAAGCCGTTTATGCCGCTATGGATGCGGTACGGGAAGAATATTCTAATCCCGTTCCGAAAGAGCTGACCCCGGACGACTTTGAGAGATTAGGACTACTAATTGATTCTATCGACAGCTTGGCGTGCGGTTTGAATATACCAATGACAGCAGAGTTTCACATTCAGCAACTTAAAACCATATTGCCTAAAAAAGTGAAAGAGCTTAAAGAATCATTCGTTAAAATCACTGGTGAAAATCCCTGGGATTAATCGTTCAGGCCACATTTTTAAACTAAAATCAAAATGAAAACACTACTTTTCCTACTGCTTTTGCTGCCCCTCTCGCTGATGGGGCAAGAGAAGATTGACACGACCGGAACGATGCTGTACCAATCATCCGGGACGTGGAAATATAATTACTACATCGGTATGGTTGACGGATCAACCGGAATCGTCAACTATGATACCCAACTTAAAGACGGAACCGGGAAAGATAAACGGTATGCCTATTGCATTGATCCGGGAACCTATGACTATTCCGGTAACGGAACCAATAAAATCCATTTAAACCTGTCTGATATTCTCTATTATAAAGAGGGCAAATGGAATAAGAAACCTACTGGAGTTGACACTATTTACCCAGGATATAAGGACGTTCATAATCTATCAGAACCTGATCCCGTTGCTGATTTTTGGGGACTATCCATATCACATGGTGGTAGTATTATTTACCCATCCAGTGATGATCTTCAGGTTTACACCCCAAAAATCGACACCGTTGCCGTCTGGATGGATTGTGCCGACACAACCGGAGGCAGAAAGATCGCCTATAACGTTTCGATCAAGGGGTGGGAGGTCAGAAAGGTTACATCCCATTATTGGGGTAGTCCTGATCCTAATCCAGACGGTACTGTTTATGCCATTGCAGTCGAAAGACCGATATGGTCAACCGTTGCCTATCTCGATTCATTTAAGCGGCCCCTGACCGGGTATCTGGTTTGGGCAACGGAGGAAATAAAATGACACTCGCCATAATCCTAACCGTTTCCGTTATTATCGGGGCCTTTCTGCTTCTCACGAAAGCCGGGGCAAAATGGGATGAAAAGATCGAGAAATTTTTAAACAAAAAATAAACAAACATGAAAAACAGAGAAATCAAATTTAGGGCATGGGATATCGAGTTTGAAACAATGATTTATGAGTTTACAAAAGACGGCTATTCCGTAGATATGCAGAATGGGGATTTGGTTGTTGGTAGCACAGATGGTAACGGAGATTATTTTGAATTGGAACTTATGCGGTTCACCGGACTAACCGACAAGAACGGGAAAGATATTTATGAAGGCGACATTATACAGGAACGTAAAGACGATGGTGAAAAAGCAAAACATTTTTGCATAGGATCGGTAACTTTCAAGTTAGGAAGATTCGTAATAAATTGGAAGCCTGAAAAAGACGGGCAAATATTTTATTCCGAAACGCTTTACTGCCATAATGAAAATTCAGAAGTTATCGGCAACATTCACAAAAACCCAGAACTACTATGACCGCCACAGTCGAATTTAAGAAAGGCAAGTTGACCGAAACCGACTACTTTGAGAACATCACGAATCGAGGGTTAAAACTCAAGATCGCCGAATGGTACGGAGAGGATATACCTTTAAAAATTTTAAAACCAAATGAGAAAATCAACTGAATGCTACATTTTAGGGTTGCTTTTGCTTATCGTTGCGAACACCATGCACAACGGGATAGCATCAGTCATTGAAGCCATTATAGCGCTGGCCTTAGTTTCAATTGGGACATACCACTCCAATAAAGAAAGGAACAGAAATTGAAACAGAAATGACTATCTTCAACTTCTCTTACGGCGATCCGGTACGCATCACCCGTACCAAGCTGACCGGAACGATCCTACGCGCGGACGGAAAGACGGCGGTCGTCCTGATCAATGGCGAACATAAGCGAGCCGTCCGGTACGAACTGACCAGGATCCGGCACACCGAGTCGATAGGAATGCTGACGTTGAGGATGTGTAAAAAGAAGATCGGCGAACTAAGAAACAAAATCAAATACATACTGAAATGAAAGAGCCTAATTTTGCAGCGGGCGGAATAGTTACCGGAAGCCCGTTTATACCCGAAAGCGTAATACCATACACTCCTATTGGTGGGTATAATATTTGGGAAGAATATAGACCGGATGATAAAATTACACAACTTAATAAATAGTCAAATGAAAAACGAAATCATTGTTGACGGTATCAAGTACCGCAAGGTCGAAGAAGAACTGACGCTTCTGAATTGTACGCAATGCAATTCTTTTTCCACATACAGGGATGATATTAATAACGATCTACCTACCGAATCCATTGCCGAAAAAGTCCTACTGTATGGTTTACTGCAATCGGTGGCCAATAAGTTAAACGGAGATTGGAGGTGTTGGCCTTTGGGTAATGTATTTGGATATGAAATCATAAGAAAGCCACAAACAAATGAACTATATGTTGTAAGTCCGGGTAGTTACAACGGCTGTGGTGTTCGTTTTCAATCTCGTGAACTGGCCGAGCAAGCTATCCGCATTTTCAAGAACTCAAAGTTTGATTTGAAAAAACTATTTCAGTAATGACCGAGCTACTCAAATCTCCCCTTACCTTCTGGTTAATCTGGCTCCTCCAGCACATCAGATACCGGAATTATTGCCGATTGGACTACATGGCCCGGATCGAAGCAAGCCACATCGGACGACACACCCGATTATACCGGGAGGCGGTTTTGAAACATTCATCCCTCGATGACTGGTCCTACATCGGGCGGGGATCTCATGTTCAGTGTGCCCGGATCGGGAAATACTGCTCGATTGCTCCAGGTGTTACGATTGGCGGGGGCACGCATCCGACCGATCAGCGATCAACACACCCATCGCAATATGAACCCGGAACCATAGAGGGGAAACAGGTCATAATCGGCCATGATGTCTGGATCGGACAGTGCGCGATCATCCTTGACGGGATCAGTATCGGAAACGGTGCGGTGATCGGGGCCGGCTGCGTGGTAACCCGGAACGTCCGGAAGTTCTCAATCGTTGGAGGGAATCCGATGAGAACCATTCGGAAACGGCCCGTACAAGATGAAACCTGGTACAACGAGTCGCTGCTTGACAATACACCGCTGACTGATATAGAACATTAACGCATATCCAATATGGTAACAACTTATAAGCAATTTATCAAAACCAAAGAGCGTTTTCCGATGGTCGCCGTGGTTGGGGCTGGTCCGTCACTCGACCAGTCAAAAGTAGCACTACGGCTCTATCCGGTCGTGATCGGAGTGAACTACATTTACGATATTGTCAAACTGGATTACCTGGTCGTCACCCACTTCATGCTGCTCCTAAACCTGTCGCAGAAGAAGGAGGCCCTTCCAGATGGTACAACGCTGGTTTATTCTGAATACGCATCGGACTGGATGTACATGGGATCGCGTAACCCACAGAACGAGGGCATCCGGTTCCGTGAGTACCGGGACTTGCAGTGCGGGATCAGTACGATCATCCCCGCTATCGACATGGCCTGCCAACTGAGCCACAACGTTCACCTGTTCGGGGTTGACCTGAAAAAGACCGAGGGACGGCAATACTGCGAAGGATACCGCACGAAGCAGACCCAGGACGATGCTTTCTTCGCCGATTGGTCGCGGGTTGTCGGGTGCCAGATCGAGGCGCTAAGGCGATTAACTAAGTGCAGTATTGTACATATCCGGTAAAAAGGTTGTAAATTTGCCTATATGGCAGCACCAAAGGGTAATCGGTTTTGGGAGTTACGGTCTAAGCATGGACGGGATAAGATTATAACCGACCCAGTAGCCTTATGGGAAAGCGCCTGTGAATATTTTAGTGAGGTAGAGGATAATCCGCTTATTGAGATTGATTATAAAGGCAAGGATGCCGATAAGGTTGAACTCGAACACCCTCGTCCATTTCAAAAGGATATGCTCGCTTTATACTGTCACGTCGACTGGCGAACAATCGAGGCACTGAAAAAGGTCAGTGAAGATTTTTTGCAAGTGGTAACGCGTATAGAGAAGACAATCGCCTCCCAAAAGTTTGAGGGCGCGGCAGTTGGTTTTTTCAACCCGTTAATTATTGCCCGCGATTTGGGCCTTACCGATAAGCAGGAGGTTAAGAACACCCAACCCATCCAGATCATGATTGACAAGGACGATGCAAACCTATGAACTGGACCAAGACACCTACCCAGGTCGAAGCAATCAAGCTGCTCGGATCAGCCGCCAGGCGAATCCTTTTATCCGGTGGGTCGCGGTCCGGTAAGACTTTCATCATCTGTTACGCTATTTTCGTCCGGGCGCTGAAGGAACCCGGATCACTTCACTGCATGGGTCGGCTTAGGTTCAATCATGCCGTCGCTGCACTGGTCTATCAGACCATTCCCAAGATGCTCAAGGTATGCTTTCCCGAACTGGTTGTAACACTGAATAAACAGGACTGGTTTTACGAGCTTCCTAATAAGTCGCAAATCTGGATCTTCGGATTTGACCAAAAGGAACGGATCGAGAAAATCCTCGGTACGGAGTGGTCAACCATCTACCTGAACGAATGCTCGATGCTTGAGTTTAGCCTGGTGTCGCTCGTACTGACCCGGTTGGCTGCGAAAACGGGCCTAAAAAACAAGCTCTATCTCGATCAGAACCCGCCGAGCAAATCACACTGGACCTACAAGGTATTTATTCAGCACTGGAACCCGGAGAACAATATCCCACTGATCGACCCGGACAACTGGGTAACGATGCTGATGAATCCGGCTGACAACCTGGTCAACCTGGATGAGGACTTTGAGGCAACGCTGCTGTCGCTTCCTGAACGGGCACGTAAGCGGTTCATGCTTGGTGAATATGCCGATGAGATCGTCGGGGCGCTGTGGAAACAGGACAATATCGATAAATACCGTGAGATTGAGGTCCCGTCCGATCTGGTCCGGGTCGTCATTGCCATAGACCCAGCAACCACTCACGGACCGGATGCAGACGATACCGGGATAGGTGCAGCCGGAAAATCATCGACCGGACATTACTATATCCTTGATGACTGGACCGGAAAGTACAGTCCGAACGGTTGGGCCTCGAAAGCGATCACGTTGCACTACAAACGGGGCAGCGATTGTATGGTTGCCGAGATTAACCAGGGCGGCGAGATGGTGGCGAATACGATCCACACCATCGAGCCGGATATGAACATCAAGACCGTTCACGCCAAACGGGGTAAGATACTTCGCGCCGAGCCGATTGCGGGACTATATGAACAAGGCAAGATTCACCATGTCGGTATGTTCCCGATGCTCGAGGATCAGATGACGCACTACACAGGCGAGCCGGGGCAGAAGTCGCCAAATAATCTTGACTGGATGGTGTATGCTATAACCGAGCTGATGTCGGTCGAAGAAAAATCATTTTGGTTCGGATAAAAACTTGTATATTTGAGTAACTAAAAACTAATGTTATGGAAGCAATATTGACCGCTAAAGAAATGAGTGAAAAAGATGAGTTCGGCTTATATGTTCATGCATCCAACTATGCGGATGCGAGAGCCCAATGTATCGCGGCTGAAATTAATCACTCTAAAATGAAGCTCGAACGGATACCAAAATGGATTCGTATCATCTTTGATGCTTTGTAAATATTAGCTATATTTGCTAATCGGTATGTCTTTGGGTTAATTTTGAAACAAAAAGTACACTATGGAAATCAAAATTTCTTTCTCCCGTCGTACTAAATCACCCAACTACATACCACTGCAAACCGACGCCCGGATACCCTATACCCCACTAACCGTATCGGATCAGACCTACATCAAGCAGGGGTATGAAATGAACGCGGACCTGTTCAGCGTTATCAACTACTGCACCGGGAACGCCGCCAATATCAAACCGATCCTGTACGATGTGTCCGGCAAAGAAAAGACGGAAGTAATCAAACACGACCTGATCGAACTCATGAAGATGCCCGTACCTGGCATGACGTATCGCCGGTGGATGGGTCAGGCGTTGGGCTATTATATGCTGACCGGGAACGTCTATATCTGGGGTCCGCTGCTTGAAGTTGGTGTGAATAGGGGACGGACCACGCAGCTCATCATCTTGCCGTCGCAGTTCGTAACGCCTAAACGGGTTAACGGGATAATGACTTACAAGGTATCGGTCGGCACGTGGCAGCGAACATTCCCGGCTGAAGAGATCCTGCATATCCGGACGCCACAGTTCGATTACGGGAACGGAGTCGAAGAGCAGGGAATGTCACCGATCAAAACGGCCCTGTATAACCTGTCCGCATCGAACAACGGGATCAAGTCCCAGGCTATGCGCTTCCAGAATAATGGCGGTGACGGGCTGATCGGGTTCAAGATTGATAAGAATGGATCGGATCATGGTTTAACAGAGCAGCAACGGAAAGATGTTCAGGCTCAGTTAGACAGTCGTTCCGGTCCGGACAGCGCCGGCAAGATATTTGCCGCAGGTAGCGGTTTCGATTATACCAACTTTGGACTGTCACCGGCTGACCTAGAAATCCTTAAAACCATTGGCTGGAACCGGACGGTGTTTTGTAATATCTTTGGGGTCGATCCTCATTTGGTTGATCCTACTGTCGGGTCAACCTATAACAACCAACGCGAGGCGGTCGCTTCGCCCTATAACCGGACGATCATTCCGTTTATTGACGAACTATTCAACGGTCTGAATAACTGGCTCGTTCCGGCGTATAAAGGATCGTTGCAGATCGAGGTTGACAAGTCCGGTGTACCCGAGTTGCAGAAAGACAAGGCGACTAACGTAACCTGGCTGGCTCAGGCATGGTGGCTGACCGGAAACGAGCGACGCCGGGAGATTGATTACGAACCGATTGACGAACCTGAAATGGACCTGATACAATATCCTCAAAACTTAATGCCCTTTGGAGCAGACAAACTTACAGACGGCCAGCTCGGTAAAATCGGAGCCGGAGATTACCGAACGTGACATACAGAAGGGCTTATACGCTCATCTGTATTTTTCCGGTTGGCGGTTATTCCTACCCAACACAAAGTTTTTTAACTGGGAGTCGGACTTTCTGACCTTCAACCTCGATGGTCAAATCCATGAGTTCGAGATCAAGCTATCCCGCGCTGACTTCCTGAACGACTTTAAAAAGCCCAAACACGCGCGGCTCAAGAATGGCCGATTTTCTGATTACCGTATTCCGAATTTCTTTACCTTTGTGTTGCCGGCTGGATTTGGCCGGCGTTATGAGATACCGGAGTATGCCGGACTGATGGAATGGAACGTACAGGGCGGAACGGTGAAGGTTAAAACGATCCGGTCTGCAAAAGAGTTAAGCCCGGTACGATGCTGTGAACGGGATTATGAATTTTTGATATCGAAGTCGAACGAAAAAATGGTAAAAGCATGGCTATAACCTGGACCCACATTAAGAAAAACCATAGACTTTGGCGTAAAACAACCGGAAGGAAAAAGGTTTGTGGTCACAAAATCAGACTTTACCAACATGGGAAAGAAATAACCCCGGATAATCCTATTGTTAGGCCGGAACTGATCGATGGATGGTATCCACTTACATACGAAGCTATATGCCTAAGATAACCTGGACCTCCATGAACCGGCTGCGAAAGCCACTGACTGAACGGAACTACCGAATCATGCGGGCGGCCTATCTGAAAGTCGGTCGTGACTTTGTGGATCGGGTCAAACGGTTTGGAATGCAGGTCGTGACGGACGGGGACGTTAAGACTGCCGACGTTCAACCGGTGGTTGATGCGTACAAACTGGTTTATAATGATTCGGTTATCCGGTTCGCTAAGTACGGGCGGGAACAACTCAAACAGAAAAAGGCCGGGGATGATGAACTGGTTTACTCGCGGTGGACTCGCGATATTGAAACCATGACATCAGCGACAACGGGTAAGTTTATCCGAACGATCCAGACCACAACGATTGACGAGATACAGCGGATCGTTGGACTGATGACTCAGGAAGGCATCGACGAGGGCCTGAGTATTGAAAGCATTGCCGGATTGATTGATTCGAGGTTTGCTAAAGAGTGGGGCGACGCCTCCAAGTGGATGAGCCGCCGTATCGCTCAGACCGAAACGATCCGGGCCAGTAATTACGGTACGCGCATGGGAGTTGATTCGCTCGGTATTGAATACGTTCAGAGTTGGCTATGCACACAGGACGGACGCGAACGGGAGACACACGCACAGGCCGCGATTGATAACGACCGGATACCCTCATCGCAGCGCTTCGTGGTTGGCGGCTATGAGTGTGAATACCCCGGTGATCCGAACCTCCCGCCAGAGGAAAGTATCAATTGTCGTTGCTCGTGGACGGCCGAGCCGGTTGATTGAATATCGGTAAAATTGTTTATCTTTGGTTAGTTTTTAGTATCTCTTTTCTGAAAGGCTCCAGTCTCCCAGGCTGGGGCTTTTTTTTGAAACATCACTTTTTTAAAAACCTCAAAAATCAACAAGCAAATCAACAAACAAAAAACCGTTGTAATACAGTCAGTATCAAATCATTACAAACATAAATCTATCGCACCTAACAAGCAAACTAACAAACAACTAACAAACAACTAACAACAAACAAGAAGAAGAAGAATATAAGAAAAGAAGAGGAGCCGAAAATTTTCACAGATTTCGGATCTATCGGATAAGATACAGACCCCAGCAAACCGATCAGACTATTTTTCCGATTATTTGCAAATCGTTTACCCCTCGTTGTATTTTTAACCAAAATAATCAGCGAGATGCCCGTAAAGAATTTTCAGTCGGATCAGATCGAGTTCAAGGATTCAAGCGATCCGGCATTCGTAGGATCGGTTGTCATCTACGCCTCTGTGTTTGATAACGTGGACAGTGATGGTGACAAGATCATCAAAGGCGCATTCAAGCGGACACTAAAAGAACGCGGTCCGCAGGGATCGAACGATATCCTGCATTTGATGTTCCATGATACTTTCCAGATTCTTGGAAAACCGAGCGAATTGAAAGAGGATGATTTTGGTCTGCGTTCAATCACCCCGATTCCTGCTACCACACTTGGGAAAGATACCTACATACTCTATAAAACAAAAGTCTATGACCAGCATTCGATTGGTTATAAAACAATGGACTCGGAGCAGGAAGTCACTAAAGGGGTATCGGTTAACATTCTCAAGGAACTCAAACTGTGGGAAATCTCAACTGTTCCCTGGGGCGCTAATCCTATGGCACGAACCTCCGAAGTGAAATCCGAAACCAAGTCCGAAAAACTCGATGAGATCGCTACCCGGCTGGACCGGATTGGTAAAGCGATCACGGATAACCACTTCAGCGAGAAAACAATGAACCTGTTACAAATCGAGATACAACTGCTTTCCGATGCGATCAAGTCAATCGAGGCCGGTCCGGTGGAACCCACCAATCAGCCGCAACCGTTTGATCCGATCTCATTTTTGAAAGCCTATGATCTCGGACTTAATATTACTAAACACTTCAATTTTGAATAACATGGAAGAAAAGGATTTAACCGCTTTGGCTGCTGAACTCGGCAAAAAGAATGCCGACATCATGAAAGCGATGTTCGATGCTGCCCGCCAAGACGATCAGAAAACACTCGTCGATATGCAGGCTAAACTCCTGAACGATCTCGGTGCAGACAGTCCGCATATCAAGGCCATGCAGACCCAACTGGACGAGATCAGCACGGATCTGAAGACCGCAAGAGATCGTAAAGAGTACAAGAATACCATCCGGGATATCGCCATTAAAAACGACATCGCCGGAAAAATGCGGAATTATCTGGATACCAAAATGGGATCTTCAATCGAGATACCCCTGGATCTGGGTGTTAAGATCGCCGTTGCCAACATGACCAATGCGCTGAACTTCTCCGGTGGGCTGCCTAAGCCGACCTGGATTCCGGGCGTATCAAAGGCACCGGATGAAATGCCGTTTCTGTCGCAGTTGATTCCGACCATAGCCACCACATCCAATACGGTGTACTACATCAACCGTACAGCCCGTAACACCGGAGCCGCAGCCGTTACCCCTGGCAACGCACTGCCGCAGACCGATTACACCTGGGCCGGTGCAAGTGCTGCCGTTGTGGATTATGGCGCTTATACCAAGATTCATCAGAACGCGCTTGATGATAACGACTTCGTAGCTGGTCAGCTCGATGCTGAACTTCCCTGGGACGTTCTGCACGCCTTCGATGCTGCTATTTTGACCGCCATCCTTTCGGGTGCTACTGCTTTTGCGGTAGGAACCAAGCCGTATGCCTCCGGGGTGGTTGATGCCAACTATTTTGACGTGCTTCGCGCCGCTATCAACCAGGCACGCGCTCAGAATTATGCCCCTGACCTCGTGTTGGTCAACACAGATGATTACGCGATGATGGAAATGACTAAAACCTCGCAGGGGGTTTACGTTGTTCCGCAGTTCATCTCGGCCAACGGACTGTCTGTATCGGGTGTTCGGATCGTTCCGAATAATACCATTACTTCCGGGACTTATTGCGTCTGTACCCTGAACCGTACCTATCTGGCCATGCGCCAGAGTATGGTCATGGAGTGGGGTCTGGACTCCACTGACTTTACGCTCCGCATGGTGACCGTTCGCGCTTACCTGAGGGGTGTGTATATCAAGTCGACTACCGCCAACCTCGGATTCATCACCGGTACGTTTGCTACCGACGCGGCCAACATGAATAAGTAACCATGAAAAAGCTGCTTATACTCTCTGCCTGTTTGCTGATCGGGATGATCGGCATGGCACAGACCAACGTCGGGGCATGGTCTAAGTTTGCCGGAACAACCGCCGCAGCCGATACGATCAAGGCCAGCACTACGCGCACCTATACACTCAATCTCGTTAATTACGGGGTTGACCAGGGTGTGAACGTCATGCTGTGGACCGATCTGGTTAGCGGTACGGCAACCTTCACCGTTAAGGCTTACTGGTCAAACGACGGTACGAACATACCCGCAGCCGCTGCGGATTCAGCCAGCAAGTCTCATGCGTCGGACTTTGTGTATATGAAAAACTTTACAACTGCCGGAGGGAAATATCTTATACTTAAGGTTATTCCAACAGCAGCCGCACAGGTATCGCGCGCATACGGATGGATTAACTGCTACAAAAAATGAGAAAGTTACTCCTGATCCCGCTTCTACTGATCGGGATGGTCAGTATGGCGCAAACGAAAGTATCAAGTTATGCCACGTTCGGCGGAACCTTAACGGGTGCCAGTGCCGATACGCTGCATGAGCTGAGTACACGAAGCTATACGTTTGAACTGGTCAACTACCAGTATGAACTCGGTCTGGATGTATTTATCCTGTTGGATCGTACTTCCGGGGCCGTGTCGGTTGGTCAGAAAACCTATTATTCAAACGATGGCGTGAACTGGCCCGCAACCGCTGCCGATAGTGCTTCACTGGGTAACGCGATCATCGATATACCCTATGCTGTGACACTCACTCCAGCCGGTGGACGATATATGAAGATTGTCCTGTTGGCGACCAGCGCGGTACAGTTAAGCTCTGTGTATGGGTACATCCGGTCGTATCGTAAGGATAAAACCTAATTGATTTGAAAAACTGATAATGGTGAAAGGCGGGTAAAATTGCCCGCCTTTTTCCTTAAAAATTAAAGCCATGATTAAAGTAGAATTTACACGCAACGTTATCGGACACAAGGTCGGTGACGTTATGGAATACCCTGATAAGGATTCCGGTCTGATCCGGGCCTGGATTGCTGACGGAAGATGCCGTAAGGTGACGGAAAAGGTTGAACGGATCAATCCGAAACCCGCCGAAAAGGTCAAGACCAACGTTCCGCCGAGGACAACTAAAAAAAAGATCAAATGAAAAAGTTAATCATCTTTTTACTTCTGGCCTGCTCAATCAATATTGTTCAGGCCCAGGTTATACGGCCCCTGTCGGTTACAACCATCGCGGCCCTGACGATTGATACGCTCTATGTCGATTACATTGTCGGAGTGGACTCGATCATCACAACCAACCGGGCATGGAATGCGACGACCTGGAATAATTCACTGGCCGTTCCGACGATGAACGCTGTACGGGATCGTCTGGTCCTGTTGGCAACTCTTGCCAGTCCGGTATTTACCGGGACCGTAACAGGGGGTGATAGTGTACTGGTCGGGAAGGATGCGTTTAACGCGACAACGTGGAACAACGGAGCCGGGGCGGTATCAAAAGACGGGGCTCGGGATGCTCTGATTCTGAAAGCGGATCTTGCCGGACCTACTTTTACAGGTACGGTTACTGGTGGCGATTCTGTTCTGGTAGTTAACGAGGCTTTCAACGCCACGACATGGAATAATTCAACCGCAGCACCTACTAAGAACGCATTGCGGGACGAGTTAATCTTGAGATCCGCCATAGCCGGGAATGAAACCATTACGGGCGTTAAGAAATTCACCGGACATAACCTATATTCCGGAGAGATCACAACGGCTACCGATACCCTTGCGCTGGCTGTGGCTACCCATTATACTGTACTGGCTGATGCAACCAGTTCAGCGATCCTGTTGACACTCCCAGCCGCTTCGACCTGTGAAGGTGCGATTATCCGGGTAAAGTGTATCAACGCCGATGCAGAGGTTAAGATCATAACCGCAGGAGGTACGATTGATGCGACTGCCGGAGCGACCGGGATAACCCTATCGATTTGGGATGGCCGGGAATTTATGTCGAACGGAACGAACTGGTATATCATAACGAAGTTCTAATGAAAAAGCTACTAATCATCTGCCTGTTGTTTGCCGGGATGGCGGCTCAGGCTCAGGTCGGTAAGGTTCTGACAACGGTAATCAATACCACAACCATTGCCGATAGCACGAAGAACATCGGGCCACTCAATATGAACTATGAATGGAATATTACGGTTAAGACTGTTTCACTTAACGCCGGGGATGCTACGGTTCATCTTGAGGTCGCCAACGCTGCGGCTGGACCCTGGATCGATTATGCCTCGAACATGAATGCCACACTTCCTACAACGGGATCGGTCGCGTTCTCAGATACCCAACTCGATTGGTTGTATATGCGCGTAGTGGTAGAGAAGGTATCGGCAACGTCGGGTACTTTCATTGTTCAGATGCTAACTTACAAAAAATGAGTTACACCAAGTCAGTAACCGATCACGGAACGGTGGAGATTAGTCCAGTCGCGCCCGCTGTTGTCGATCTGCTGACATTGGCAGAAACCCTGAACTACCTGAAACAGAGTTACGGAACCCTGACGGTTGAGGACACACTGGTTAAGGATCTGATCCAGTCGGCCCGGATGTGGATCGAAGAGTGGATCGGCCAGTCGATTATCAGCAAGACGATCATTGCGTACACGGAGAATGAACTGGATTATTTTGTCTTACCCATGTCTCCGATTGTCAGTGTAACGACCGTTCACCGGATCTCGCTGGAAGGAGTTGAAACCCTGCTGACCAAGAACACTGATTATTATGAAGTTGGGATAACCAGTAAAACGATCTGCACCTATCCGGTCTGGTCAACCATCGGCAGTAGTGTTGTTGGAATCAAAGTAACCTACGAGACCGGAATGACCGAGATCCCGAAAACGCTGAAAGAATGCTGTCTTGCACTGGTCAGCCACTTGTATTTTCACCGGGGAGAAGATGTAGGAATGCCCGCTACTATTATCGAACGACTTAAACCCTTCCGTAAGCTATGAATATAGGCGAATTAACCGAACGGATCACCTTGCAGCAAGTCAGTTCGACCGATGAAACGATTGTCGATCTGGTAACGCTGTGGGCTAAAGTCAAGCCGTTATCGGGCCAACGCCAACTATATTATGAGCAGCTTCATGTCGGGCAGTGGTTTGAGATCACATTTGCTTATCTGCTTCCGGTTACCTATGTCGAGGGTGATCCAATTTCCTATGAGGGCCGCCAACTCACAGTACACTCGATTCAGGAGGTAGAAGATACGTTTTATAAGGTTATGGCCTATTCGACGGGGATTGATGCAGCGACCGCCCCGGCCTCACCGCTTGAACTGGTACTGACATGGGATGATATCGCTAATGTACCTGTACCCAACCCCGCAAGCGCCTATGACTGGAACTGGTATTTCGGAACGGTCAATCTGTTTCGGGCCGCTGAGGTATCGGGTAACGCGGTTAATTTGATCGGAGGCGGCAATGTGACGCTCAAGGCATCGCTATTCGCCGGTAATACCCATCTGGTTCAGTTCGTCGATACATTGTCTGCTGTGGTTAATTGTGCCTCGCTGTGCTTCTCTGGCTGTGTTAACTGTACCGTTTACCGTTTGCCAGGAGTTACCACGATGGGTACAACCATCTGGAACGGGATCGCCGGCAAGACGATTGCGATAACCGTCAAGACTGCGCTCACGGCCAACGCCAACGTAGCGGCTCTGGAACTGGCTAACACAGTAACAAAAACACTGGTATGATAACGATAACGAACGGTCGGGAGGTAAAGGATTGGATCGGGGTTGAAATGACCGATACGGAAAAACAATTCCGTAAAATCATGGCACAGACCGCGTTGACAATCATGGATTTTGCCAAACGGATTGCACCGGTTATCACTGGGCGTTACCGATCCAGTATCCATATTGAATTTGGAGGCGGAACGAAAGTATCCGGCGCGGTTGATCTGTCTGGCAATAAGTGGACCGAACCGTTTACTGAGCAACCGGGAGATGATGAAATCTTTGTCGGTACAAATGTGGTCTATGCCGGAAAAGTAGAGGGCAAACATAACACCATCGAGCAGGCCGCAACACAGGGACAATGGTACTTAACAAGAAAGGTAAATGAACTTTCCAAAAGCTGACATACGATCCGCAGTTAAGACGGCTCTTTCAGCCGGATGTACTTATCCGGTAGTGGATATCCCGACTTCTGACCTGGTGAACTATATCAACATCCAGGCGATCCGTACCAGTGAAGATACCGCCCAAAGCTGGCCGGTCTATGATTGTTACGTGACCATCGAGATTGTCAGCACGTTCCAAAAGACCGGGAACCGAACGAACGGGGATGCTCAGGCCGAACTGGTTGATACTGCCATGCGTCCGACCGTAACGGGCGGGATTGTGGTAGCGGGTTGGGATCTGGCTGGGTGTTGGCTGGACTCGCAGGATGAAAACCTGTCGAACGATGCAGACGGTAAAAAGCACCGCATTGTGATGAGTTACTTTATGAAATACTGTAAATCTTAATACTATGGCTAAAATCAGTGGTAATTTAATTTATATCGAGTGGGACGGCAATATCGTTGTCGGGCTTACCGATAAGAACATCAGCCTCAAGCGAAGCATGATCGACACAACAAACCAGCAATCAACCGGAGGATGGGAGAGCTGTGTTCCGGGTGAGGGTGGTGGCGATATCGGGTTCTCCGGTATTTACGATGAGGCCGGATCGGAGGGAGCAACTACCTTGTTCGCTGATCTGGCGAACGGTACGGAGGTTGCCTTCAAGGTCGGTCAGAACGTGGCAACCGGAGGGGCTTACTGGAGCGGGAACGGGATCGTTACCGGCCTGTCAATTAAAGGCCCGATGAACGCCGCGACGAGTTATTCAGGTACTATTCTGGTATCGGGTCCGCCCGCACAGTCAACCGTAGGAGCATTTTAACTTTTAATACTTAAAACAATGGCAAAAGGATCGGGTAATTTAATATTTTTCAAGTGGGGAACCGGGGACGCAGTAGGGTTGACGGATAAGTCTGTTGATTTTACCGCTGATGGTATCCCTGTAACGAATCAGCAATCCTGTGGGATGTGGGCTGAATATGTCGCCGGAAACAAGCGGGCGAAGATCGCTTTCTCTGGGGTCTATGACAAGGCTTCGGCTATCGGGATGACTTCAATGTTTGCTCAGTTGCTTGCCAACTCAACTACACCTATCGCATTCAAGATCGGCGAGAAAACAACCGGACTGGTCAAATATACGGGTAACGGGTTCATCAGCGGCTTGACCTGTAACGGCCCGATGACAGCCGCAGCAAGCTACTCGGGCGAGATCACCGTAACCGGCCCGCCGTCACAAGTATCCACAGCCTGGTAACCGATAAACCCCTCCACGATGCAATTACCAGGACAGACGATCATAAAGGTGAACGGCAAACCGTATCACTTTTATTTTGGCCTTGACACAACCGCCGAGTTCCTTCACATGAATCGAAGGTTGGTCAAGGTTGATATAACGCAGAAAACGGATAAGAAACCCAAATTTGCCGAGGAGATGCGGGATTTGAGTTTGAACGATTTTGCTAAACCGTTTTTAGAGAATGAGACCAAGGCGTTAATGGATATGTTTTATTGTGCCTTGCAAGTAGGTGATACGGCGAAGGACTTGCCGCCCGACTTAGACCGCAAATCTTTCGGGCGGTGGTTGGATCAGGCCGAAGAGGGTGCAGTGACACAACTGTTGGCGGCCTATATGTCCAGTAAGCCGTTGGGAAAGTAGCTGAGGGCGGCGATCCTATTGAGATTGACGACCTATACAAAATATGTGTAGGGTATTTAAGAAGGGAGCCGTCCTCCGCGTTTCATATTACTTTCAGAGATCTTGACATTATGATTAAAGCCGAGCATGGACTGAGAGACGATAGATGGGATTATACCCGTCATATCATGGCTGCAATGGGAGCCGGAAATCCGAAGTCGATTATTCAGCTGGACCGGGACAAGCCGGATATCGATGACGAGATGATTGAAGAGGCCAAGCAATTCCTAAACCGAATGAGGGCAGACTGATGGCATTTTTTAAAGAACTGATCGTAAAGGTTACCGGGGATTCGAGCGGACTGCAACGGGAAACCCAAAAGGCGCAAGGTGTCAT